CAAATTACGGGTTTACTGAAAGAATTAACAAATCACAAGAATGATGAGTGGTGCGAACACCGAGTATTCAGTGTATTAGACAAAGTTCAGCCGTTGCATGATTTTCTGCGGCATTTTGTCATAGAATCTTTATCAGAGGATAAGATCCCTCATATTATTGATTATTTGCTTCAGGAAATTATGAATGGTGTCACATATGATAGTTATCAACTCGATGAAAACTTGTCCTTATATAATCTTTGTATCTTTGATTGTGAAAAATGTGGCAAGTGTAGTGATTATCCGAATGTATGTTTAAAAAATGATGACAACTTTATCATTAATACGGGATTATATTGTGAAGATTGCAAATATAAAGATTAATTATCTATGAATAACAAATGGCGACAATTTTATTATGTTTTTTAGCATATAAATTTCATGATACACACAAAAATATTTACAAAAACTACCGATATGATAAAATAAATGATTATGATGATTATGATGACGACACCGAATAAATTTCTATGTATCAGTATAAATGATTGATCAGGATATTGTTCAACGAATCAAAGTTGCTGGAATCTTCGCGCTTCAATTTTACAAGGTTCTCACGGGGACAATGCTCACATTGTTTATCCCGCAAGCATGCTACGTTGAAGAATTGACCAATGGAACTGAAATCATTTCCGCGGAAGATACGGGGAGACTTCAAATCTGTTCTCTCACGCAAAATTACGAAAACAACGAAATCTATCATAAGACTGCTCTGTATTGGAATGGATTTTCGTTTCTTTTGTTTATAATGTGTTATATCTTTGAATTACGGAGGGAAAATTGGGCGATCAAATTTTTGGATATTAACAACGACATTCCAGACAATGCGCTCAAAGAAAAAATAGTAGAAGAACCTGAATTAGACAAACATATGGATAAGCTGAATAAATTTTACTATCATGCTCTAGTTTTTACAAGTGGCGTTTATTTCATCAATGTTGCATTAATGATTAAAATATTAATCTCTGATTATCATTCTATTTCCACTTTGTCGTGCTTCGTGAGTTTCGTGCTCCTCGTCATGATGAAATTATACAATTCCTTGTCCGTGGGTTATCAATCTGTGAAAAATGACAAAATGATGAGTGCTTTCATGAGTGAGTTTGTATCTTACAATGTTTTAGACGCAGATTATCTTGAATCAAAGCAACAAATAGAAAACAGACCATAATTATTTTATATGAATAAGTATAAATGCCTGTCAGAAGATCAAAGGCGCAGCACTCTCGTAGGAAACAAGCCCGAAGCAAGTCGCAGTCTTTGTCTAAAAGGACTGAGAGGAAAAGAAGACACTCGCGGAAAAAAAGAAAGACTAAGAAGAGGATGCGTGGCGGGGCGGATGATGCACAAGGTGGTACAGAAGCGGCCGCCGCTGTGCAGATGCTACGTAATACTTTCCCGGATGAGAAGGAGGACCACCTCTTGCTCGCACTCGATGTGGTGGATGGAAACCAAGATATGGCCCTTGATCTGCTAAGGCGGGGGGAGGGGCAGGAAAAGAACGAAACGTGGTGGGGAAATCAGCGAGCGCGTTACAGGTTGCTGCTTTCGAAGCAAGCGTCTGATAAAGCACTGACCCTGCTGAGAACTCTGTCGAAAAAAAAAACAATTGAACCAGCCGATTTAAAGAAGCCAATTTGGTCTTGGGTTTTGCAAACACGACAGTACCTCGGCGAAATGATGGCAAAACTACGCGAGAATACCGAAGAACTCGATAACGCGGTTTCAGAGAAAACCAAGGAGATACAAGAATCACCAACTACCAACGGCAGGAACTTGAAGCAGGCGATCGAGGCGGTGGCGCTGATGCCGCTTAGTAAACTTACACGGGCGGCTAAGTCCGCCGCATTGAATGTTTTAAAGGCGCTATCGTATTATATTACAATACGTAAAAATATGGCGGCACAGGAAGCGAAGGCGGCGCCTGAACAGGCGGAGAGGGAGCGCGAGGCCGAAGAGGAGCGCGCCATGAAGCGCGCGGAGGAGGAAGCGGCCAAGAGGGAGGCAGAGGAACAAGCGGCAAGATTGGCGGCCGCAGAGGAGCAGGAGCGCATCGCCGCCGCCAGGGGCGAAAAGCACTCGCGACTCGGATAAAGCTAAGGAAGAATAAAACGAAAATCGCGTAGAAGAACAAAATAGTTATCCTTTATTCTGTAAAATGATTTCAATTGCTTCAAGCAATCTTTTTAATGATTCAGTATTCGTATACATCATCCGAAATTGACTCAACATGCCTAGTTTCTTGTTTGATGCATCCGCTTCTTTCTTTAGAGCATCATTCAATTTCCCAATTTTCTGCTTATGTTCTTCAATTTGTTTCATTTTCTTTTCGGTTTCTTCCTCCGAATCTGTGTTTAATATCTGTGGCATCTTATTACTCTGACTGGCTTTCATTATCTTTGCTTTTAACTGATTAAAATCCGATAAAATTAGTTCTTCTTCCGCCATTAATTCATCATAGCGTTCTATTTGCCACCAATAATAGAATTGTTCTGGTGTCAGAGTCTTCGTTTTGTCTTCATTATGTAAAGTCGTCACCATAAATTCTTTTGTTTTTGTTTTCTTTATAGAAAAATCAACTCGTCCCTGTAAAATCTTTGTGATATAAATTGCGAGATGATATTCAACTTTGAAATTCAAGTGTTGCTTATTGTTCTTTTGAAATTCTTGAAGACTTTCTAACCACATTTTATAGAAAGTCTTATTATAAAAATGATATTTAAACGTTTATATTCTTGCGACATGCTTCATCAGCGTTGCGACAGTTAGAGGACCAACTCCACCCGGAACAGGTGTGATATATTTCACTTTGTCGAGAACATCATGAAAATCTACATCGCCCACGATTCTTTCTTTGTCATTCGCATCAATAATATGATTAATTCCCACATCAATAATCACGACACCATCTTTGATCCAATCTTTCTTAATGAGAGAAGCGACACCGCAAGCAGAAATTAGGATATCCGCTTTCACTGTAATATCTTTAATATTTCTTGTATTTACATTGCACATTGTGACGGTGGCACCTTTATGAAGTAACAAAATAGAAAGTGGTAATCCTACAACTTTGCTTGATCCTATGATAACCACACGCTTTCCGTGAAGATCTATCTTATAATGCTTGATTAATTCATAACAACCTTCTGCTGTACAAGGAATAAAACCAGCTTTGTTCAGCATTAGTTTTCCCATATTGACTTCATGAAATCCATCCACATCTTTTTCTGGTGATATTCTGTTTAAGATCTTATATTCATCCTCATCTGTAAATGTATTTGGCAGTGGTAATTGAACGATAATACCATTCACTGCGTTATTATCATTAAGTTCATCAATTAAATCAAGGATATGTTGTGCTGGATTGTCTCTCGTGAATGTAAACAAAAAAGTGCGAATCCCTAATTCTTCACACTTCTTGCGCTTCAAGCGAATATATGTCAAAGAATCTGGTCTTTCATCTACTAGGATAATAGCCAAAGCAGTTTTGATATTATTCTTCTGAATATATTCTTTCACTTCTTCTGTAATTTTATCTGCGACTGGGGCACCTTTCAAGAGTTTATCTTCCATAATACAAGAATACAACATAAAATTTTAAATCAATTCCTATACCTCTTACGATACAGAAAGAATGTCATGAGATAAATAAAGAAGACATAGACAAAATATGCGAAGATGACTATGGGACTTTTCTCAAAGATCGGACAGATGATAAATCCCCAAACTGTTGTCAGAAAAACAACAGCAGACATAGAATCTGTTAGAACATCTATTTCCTCCTGCTTTGACTTCTCCAGGAATTCCTTGCGCTCCCGATTATAAAATTCCTGATTGATTAGATTTCTACCCAATAGATCTTCATACGTTCTTAAATGAGCCAAGAATTTACTTTCACAATTCTTGGATATCTCTGCGAAAAACTCATCATAATATTTTTCCTTGTTTGCGATAGAAATATCATCAGTAGGTGTCATTCTCTGAATATTTGAGTTGCGTTTAGGAGGCATGATTCACTTTTGATTGAAAGAGAATAAGAAAAAATCAAATTTATAAATTATTAGGATAGTTCGAAAACTGATTTAACAGGCGCCATCCCCTTTCGGAAAATTTTCTGATATGGCTTAAATTTGTATCCTAAATAAACGGCTAAACCTACGATTAGAGCAACTATGAAAGAGCTCATTACAGGGACTTGATTATGATGAACCAACATATGAACGAATTGTCCTTTGTAAGAAAGAGAAGCAGCACCATCTGGAGGCTTAATTTCCTCCTTTGTAGCAATAGGGGTTACAAAAAGGGGTAATACTAAATTCAGGATTACGCCCATAATCATGGCATTCACAATGCACTTTGTCTCGTCACTCATTATTTATATATAAAGCATATAAAAAATTCGAAAGATTAATTACATATCAATACATGGAACAGAATATTTGGTCCGCACATCTTTCAGATGATCTTGTGAATGTTCAAGGACCAATTAGTAAAAGAAAATTAGACCGAATAGGAAATTCAATCCTTGATAAACAAAAAAAATTCCGAGAAGAAAGATTACAACCAACATCTCGGAAATTGATTAAGAAATGGGAAGAAATGAGAACGAATGAATGGAAAACCCTCCCCGAAGAGCAACGGCTTAGAGAAAAGATTGAGTATGAACATGAAAGAGAACAATTAATTGAATATGGTGTAATATTACAAAACACAGCAAAACATTATGAAATATTACAAGCTGAATACAATGTTCATTTAGAAAATGAGAAGAAACGACCTAGACTCTTTAGATGTTGTTTGTCTTCCAAGGAATAAAAGTAAATTTGATTTTCAAGATGATTCATTTCATATTCAAAAAATGTTTGATATTTACGAATTCTGCGGATATAGTGCGGGGATATTCTTTGCTGGAAGTCTTGTTCCGCAGGTACACAAATCGTATGTTACAAAGGATATGGATGATATATCTTACGGATGGCAGATCCTACTGATCATAGCACTCTTGATGAGTCTTGTATATAGCATTCATATGAATCTACCCCCTGTTTATATTTCAACTTTTCTTGAATTAATTTTTATGATAATATTGGTTATTATGAAAATTATGTATAAAGATTACAATACACTAGACAAAATAGATGATACTTCCGATATTGAAATTATCATTGAAGAACCCTAAATTTGATTTAAACAATTGTTCTTTTATACCACGCAAATATATGAGTGATCGGATTAGAAGGATAACAAGTCTACAACGAGTGAATGAATTATTTCAACCAAACGAACAAGGTATTTCACAATGGATTTCATCTGAACAATTACAAGAATCGCCTTTACCATGGGGTGGGAATGGGGCAGGGAGACACGGTGTGTACTTTGGAGTCCATAAATATATATGGGAAGCAGATAGGAGCATCACATCCGGAACAAGAATTGACAGATTAAGAACCAATGGTTTGTCAGAAAATATTCATCTAAAACGACCTATTAACCAACGTATCCGCGATACATTGATGCGAGATAGAGAAGGATATATCGCGGCGTGTGTTGTGTGCGGTTCCCGCAGTGAATTAAGATGTGATCACAAAAATCACCTTTATAATGATCCACGTGTTCTAAACACGCAGACACAAAATATCAATGATTTTCAGGTGCTATGTAACCATTGTAATCTTCAAAAGAGACAAACAGCAGTGATAGAAAAACGGACGGGGATACGCTATTCTGCGATGAATATTCCAAGCATAGCGATATTTGGTGTTGATTATATTCAGGGGACAGAAACATATAATCCTGAAGATATAAATGCGATGATAGGAACTTATTGGTATGATCCCATTGAATTTATTAGGAGATGTATGGAGCGATCATAAAGAATTATAATCATTTAAAGTTTTATTCGCAATATTCATTAGATTAAAAAAATGGCAACGCAAACTTTAAATATGTTACCGATGAAAACTAATGAGCTTAGAAGAAATGAAGCAGATAGAAGAATTCCCCTCAATATTTACGATATTTTTTATGAATTTCTAGGGAATATGAAAGGAACAATGCAGAAAGTTATGATTCTTGGAGGAAAAATCTTGATTTTTTACAATGATGATGAAGGATTTAACGCATCAGACAAGATTGCTCTTTTTCTAAAGAATGGTTCAGGAAGTAACAATAACCAAACAACGGGTTTGAATGGTCACGGAATTAAACTCGCTATAGATAGAATTCTACCAACGGGAGAAGTTGCGACAGTTTATTCAATCAATGATGAAATGAAATGTCATATAGGGAAATTCGAATATACTGAATGGGAATCCTATAGGG